TAAATTCTAGATCAGTCGTCATATATGGGACCCTATTTATAAAAGTAGTACCATGACTGTCTGAATTAAGCAATAAAGGGTAAGTCTGGGACCCCTATTTTCTGTTTAAGGGGGAGGGGGTGGGCCCTCCCGATGTGGTGGGCCCGCCCAGTGGTACCTCTATCGGGGTGGGCCCGCCCCCGATGCCCGGATAGGGGTGGGCCCTCCCTTGGGTGGGCCCGCCCTGTTGCCTTTATGCAACACACACGAACAAAGTGAGTGATATGGAAAGATTTAGCTTGACACAAGATATGGTATGTTTTGAACAGGCACAAAGAAACAAGGCGGAGTGATCCGCCTTGTTCATGTATAACTTATTGGGATAAGTTATTCGGTTTAATTAAGTTCTCATCATTGTATTGTTGTGACGTAATTGGAATGCGTTCACCTAGTAAATCATTGACGAAGTAATGATTAGTTCCACTTCGCCAATCATAATGCTTATACCATGCGTCATCACACTCAACTCTTTTAGGCTCGGTTATTCTTCCAAAGTAATTGATTGCTCGATCTGCATTTTGTTCTAACCAATCCTCTTGACATCTCAATGAACAAAAATTGTTTTGCCCATAATGAAACCAAGAACGTCGTCTAGTTCCATAATGCTTATTTCCTTTCGTGCCACGAATACGATCTTTGGTTCTGTATTCGTGACATCTATTTCCTTGACAATATTTCATTAGATCAAAGATTTAATTTGACTAAACTCCCACTTATGCGTGGCAGTTCTATATTGGGGTGTTCCAAATTTTTCAGTTGCCCAAATATCTAGGTAGTTGAAACATGGATAACCTTTTTTACAAACATACTCGCCTTTAGCAACTCCATCAAGTTGTGCTTTCCTCTCGATAGTTTCGCCATGTTTTGTTGCGTAGTATCTAATATAAAAGATAGATTTAGAAAGGGAGTTCGTCATTATTTTCCCCCTTTACTTCCACTAGTCCTTTAGATGGTATTATTAAGTAAGATACTTTTGTGTCGTCATTTAAAGTATCAAGAGCAGATTTTTTACTTTCTGCGGTTTCTTTCGTATTGGCTACTTCTGAAACATCAAACCAATTATCTTGATCGTGTGTCCAGAAAGTTCTTTTAACAATTAGCCAAACGTCTTTTGACTTTACTTTAATTGTCATTTTTTTGATTGTCATTTTATCCTTTCTTTTTTTGTTATACATACTAGGATATTATATGTTTTATCCTAGTATGTCAATAGCCAATATTACTTATTCACAACCCCCTCTTTCTCATATTTTATTCTAGCCGCTATTTTATCCTCTCTTGTTTGAGTTTTATTCTTCATTGACTTTAACATTTCAGCCGCATTTTTAGGATTGTAAATCATTAGACCAGAACTATTGCATCTAATAATTTCAGCGTCATTCATTGTCAATCCGCTTTCACTTGCGAACTCAATAGCCTCATCAAGATATTTATAACCCTTGATCACATCTTTAATGAATTTAGTTTGTTCTAAAACTGATTTAATCCATTTATAATGTGCCATGATTAATTGACCTTTAGCTTGTTGCCAGATTACAAAAGTTTTAAACTCGGCTTCTGAAACAGGGATTTGTCTATCTCTACAATACTCTCGACCAATTAAATCCAACTCATAATTCTTATCCCAATCCTTTGCGTGAGATATCTCATTTCCTCTACCGCCAGAAAACCCAAGTGCTTTCTCATTGGCATCATTGAATTTAGTTTGGTGTGGATTGCTTGGCTTGTTATCCATTTCAATATTGATATCAGGATTACAACCCTCTTTCGCTTTTAACTCATCTCTAAAATAAGCATAAGCAAAATCTCTTGATGATGGTTTATAACTATCAATGTCGTCTTGTCTATCAACTCCATCAACGTCACCATTTAAACGAAAGTCAAAATGTTTAGTTTCGTACTTATCATCTTCGTCAGTTGCGTCATCTTTCTTCATATAACCAAAATGAAAGCAACTATCTTTTGCAATAGTATTCACGTTAGGATATTTGTCTTGTAAGTAATGTGCCATCTTCACATCTTCTTTTGGATATTGTCTTTCCACACATACTTTCGCAAGTTCCCAAGTCGCATTTTGCTTGTCTAAAAAACTCTCTCTTTCTTGAAAGAATTTTTCTTTCTCTTGCGTGTTCTCTTGTTCAAGATGTACTCGCATACGATTTGCGATTTTATTTCTGTACTCTTGGTTTAATCTTATTCTACTCATCTTTATTTGTCCTTTCTGTAAGAGTATTCCTCTTTCTGTTTGTTGTTGCATATCTAGGATATTATATGAATTAAAAAAGTTGTCAAGAAAATTTTTTCTTTATGGGGTGGGCCCGCCCCGTGTGCCCTTAAAATTTTTTAATTGACAAGGAATCTGGGATATTATATGATCTACACATGATGATATATGGAAACACAATTAAAGATATAATTAAAATGTATCCGAAATGGGTTTGGGCAGGAAATATTTTTTGCGTTGCTCTCGGATTATGGGTGATATTTTGGTTATAGATAACCCATTTATATTCTATCCCATGATGTTTTTTATTGGGCTAGCAATATTATTTTTGTTTGATATCTAGGCTCCAAGCTTGAGCCCAGATCTCACAATGAGGTATCTTCTAGAGTATCTCGTGGGATCTGGGGTCAAGTACAGAGTTAATTACTCTTAAGCCCTGGTCGACCGGTAAACAATTACTGTCGGGCTTCAGTGTACTTGGCCATAAGTCCCCAAGCCCTCAAGCGGGTGGGCCCGCCCATTAATGTGGGAAGGTTCGAGCTTGACAGTCCACAAGCTGTAGGATATTATAAGATTATGAATAAGAAAGAAGCAAAAGAAATAACCGGGGGCCTGAGCGCTCCCTCTAAAATGCCTGGTCCAGCGTACAACCTGCCAGCTGCTGCATGTATTACAGGCGCGAAACTTGTGAAGGTTCCGGGCTCCGTGTGTGCGGGATGTTACGCCCTGAAGGGCCGTTACAGATTCCCCAATGTACAAGCTGCATTAAATAGAAGACTGAAGAGCCTAGGTCATCCAGACTGGATCCGGGCCATGGTTGTATTGATTGACAAAGCCCCCTTCTTCAGGTGGCATGACTCAGGAGACCTGCAATCGGTGACTCACTTCTCCAATATATTAAAAGTCTGCAAGCGCACACCGGAAACCAGTCACTGGCTCCCGACCCGGGAAGCAGGACTACTCAAGCTCATGAATCCCGACATCATTCCGACAAATTTAATCATTAGGCTGTCAGGCCACATGATCGATGGAAAAAATTCTACATTCTGGCCGTGGACGAGCTCCGTCTCTTCAAGTACTAAGACCTGTCCAGCCCTGGACCAGGGAAACAGCTGCCGCGACTGCCGTGCATGCTGGGACCGCAACACACCTAATGTCACGTATCCGAAGCACTAAAAATTTTTTAAAATTTAATGGAAATGGAGAGATCGCAGATCCCTCAGGCCTCAAGCCTATAAGCGCTCAAGCACGCGCGCGCAGGAAGCCAAGCCACAAGCCAAGGGCTCAAGCCGGGTCCCTGAGTCCACAAGCTCTAAGATCCGGGAACCAGGGTACAAGCGTACAAGCTGTTGTTCCAGGGCACAAGCAACAAGGATAAAAGTATTTTTTTTATGCTTAATATGAAATGATATTTGGTGCGGGGAGAACCGTACCAAATTGGAGTTTTTTGGAGGTGTTGATTTTAATTCAACAGTGAAAAAGTTCCCACTAGGAGCATAGCCCAATAAGTCAGGAGTGCCAAATAAAGCCCAGTTTTCCAGTCTGGTCCACGCAATTGAGGGAGTCTCATTCTTTAATTTTTTCCAAAGTTGTCGTTCAGTTATGATAAGCCTATCCACTCCAAGCCTACCCTATAATTTTCCTATGATTTTACCCATTGACCACTTCGGTTTCTCACATTTTATGACCAATCGATGCGTTTCATTATCACCAATTAATCTATTTTCCAAGAGTTGAATTCCACTTAAATCATAAAATTCACCATTAGGGAGTTCGATCTGAACGCGAGCATTTTGAGATACTTCTGCTTTCATAAACTTACGCAACATTTGGTCTAACATCTTACCGCTTAACGCCATGCTTGATCTTATAGAGGATTTTATATAGAATGGCAATATTATGCCAGGACCAGCTAAACAACTAACACCAAAGCAAATGAAGTTTGCCCAGCTTATAGTCTATGGAGTTGAGGGTAATCCAATTACAAAAACAGAAGCTGCTAAAATAGCAGGCTACTCTGACCCCTCAGCGGATGGTTCTAAACTAAGTAATCCAAAACTCTACCCACTTGTGTGTGCTTTCATTAGTAATCTACAAGATGAAGTAAGGCAAAAATATGGCATAAGTTTTGAGGGTCATTTAGAAGAACTCGGTAAGATTAGAGACAGAGGTAAAAAGGACAATAGAAATTTAGCTGCTGCAGCAACCACAGAAATAGCACGAGGGAAAGCTGCTGGCTTTTATATCGACCAGAAGATTATCCGTCATGGTAGTATAGATGACATGAACCTTGACCAGCTTTATGATCGTATGAAGGTGATCAAGGAAAAGAACGAAAAAATTATAGAAGCTAAACAGCTCCTTAAATCTAATGAGGAATCAGACTTAAACAATAAAGCGACAACAGTAAAAAAATTACCATCCCCATCACAAAAAGCTGATCCGGATTCCACATCTTAATTATCTCTTATTTTTTCTTTTTTTAGCTTTAGCTTTTTTCTTTTTAACTTTTCTTTTTTTAGTGTTCT